TGATTTAAGGACATCGGCTTTTGCCATATGGACTTCATCGACAATAATACAAACTACATCTTCAAAAAACCCAGCTACAAACTCTGGATCCTCACCCGCGTCTGCGGTATTCTTGAATAGATTGTTTAAACTTTGCCAAGTACAAATCGTGTGCGTCTTACCATAGTCTTTACGATCACCGAAATAAACGCCTACGTCAAGTCCTAGATTGATGTAGTCTGCTTCGGTCTGCACAACTAGACTCTTGTTAGGAACAATTACTAGAGAGCGTCCTAGGTGCTCTATGCTCTTACTTAGAGCAGCAGTCATCAATGTCTTACCAGCGCCCGTAGCGACTTCCTGCAAGCATTGAGGGTTCTCTAGAAAATTATTAACAATCTCTACCTGATAATCACGGAGAATAACAGGTTGACCTGCCATCGGATGCTTATCTGGCCAAACAGTATCGCTAAAACTATCTTCTTTGATACGTTCAAACTTTAGATCACCGTGCTTAATACGCTGATCGTCTAATTCAATGTCATATCCTTTGTCATAGATATAAGGAATAATATTATCAAGTAGATTGACGTATGTACTTCCAGCTAAGCTGAAATAACTGATCTTGCCGTTCCAACGTCCAAGACGAACAGCAGGAAGATATCTTGCTCCCGGCTTTTCAAACTCAAACATCTTCATCAACGCACGACGATCACCTACCTCAAGGCCTTCAATCCTTACATTGACTTCATCTTTAATACTGATTTTGATTGTCATAATACCTCGATCGGTCGTGAATCCTTGATCACGATAGTTTTACTTATTGGATTAAACATAAGCTTATCATTTGTTGAGAAATGTTGAATAAGCATAGTGGTGCCCGACAGTGGAATCTGCCCATATCCCATTGGTCCATGTACCTTCATTCCATATTTCTCAATAAGATTTGTAAGTTCTTCTTTCCAACTTGCTGAACGCATACCTCTACCCAATATGACATTCTCGCAGTTTAGATTGCGCATCCAAGATATCGTTGTTTCTATATCCTCAATATCTGTTTCGTAGATATCCGTTGAAGAAAACTTAAGTTTTTCATTATTATTGTAGATATCATCACTGATAGTAATGCCCATACGCTTAAGCTTAAACAAGTTGCTAGGAGTGATTTCTAAATCATCATTAGTAATCAATGATCCTAATACTTCATTACACGCAGCCAATAGCAACTTGCCGTTGTATTTGACAACAGTTGGATTCCAAACAAGATTCTTGTATTCATAGAGTTGGTCTAATATATTTCTAAGTGTATCGCAGTATTTGACATACTGAAAATGCTTAGGGAGAATACTATGTGCTATTTTGAAACTAAGCGTGTTAAACTCAGTACGATATAACTTCTCAATTCCGTCCCAAACATAATTGTTGTTTTCAACCTGTCTAAACTGATTGATGAAACTCTTGTTAAAGGGAACACGAATAGTAATCTCATTACTAACAAGTCGAACAACTGCACCCGTGTATTCAGGTGTGCTTTCTACTACCATAGTCTTCCAAGGTAGTAGTTTTAAGTCTTCCTTGACAAAGCCATTCTTAATAAGTTGCTTGCTATACTTGCTAATCAACTTATCGAATAGTGTGGCTTGGTTGCTAGTGACCCTAGCATTGTTCTGTATCATAGTCTGTAGGTTAGCCATAAACTTATAGTCATACTGACTTAAGCTGATCTTACCACCTAGGAAGAAGTATAATAGTTGTTCTTTGTTCTTCATAATATCAGTATAACACGTATATCTATTTAAAGCAATAAAAAACGGGGACCCAAGTCCCCGTAAGTTTGTTGAAAGGCAGTTTTTATTATTATGTAAATTAGCCCCGCTTCATTACAGTGCTGATAGCAAGTGCCTGCCACTTGTTCGGGGAAATCTTAATCAAATCAGCAATCTTGAGTGCAGTACGGATTGACAGTTCACGCAAACGCTTCTGATTTTCTTGCATGAAGTCGAGGACTGCTGCACCTTCATTGTTTTGGAAGTTGTAGTCCTTGAACAGACCACCATCAGCATCGCGGTTGACCTGACGAATACGCAGCATCTTGTCACGCTCGGTATCGATGGTCAAGTCGATGAAGTGACAACGTGATTCCAGAGCCTCAAGGTGATCTTGCAGCTTCTTAGACTTGACGTTCTCAAACTTGAGGTTCGTGATGAAGATTGCACCACCCTTGAAGTCGAACGAGTTGGGGATACCTTCATCACGCAACAGGCGTGAGTCCGAGTTCCAGCAAATGCGCCGACGCTTGCCGCTGTCAAGAGCAGCCTTGAGAATGTTCAGCGAAAGTTCATCACCGAACACGCTATCGCAGTCATCAAACACGAGGATGTTACCCTTTTCGCTGTAACGATACAGCTGGGCATACAAACCGAGTGCAGTCATTGCACCCTTGACAACTTCATACTTCTGACGCTTGTTAGCAAGCTTGTCAAACAGTGAGGACTTGTCAAGCTGGGCTTCAACCCCGAACGACTTACCTACGCCCGGAGGACCCGAAACGATCATCGCACGAATATCGCCCTTGATGCAAGCAGCAGACATTTCATCGAGGATTTCGAAGCGAGTAGCAATGCGATCCATTGCATCCTGATCTGTTTCAGTGGTTACAGAAGGGGCAACACCGTTGACTTCGATTGCGTCAGGACCTTCAATTCGGATCTTGACCTTATCAATCTGATGGGGAAACTGACCTTCATTCTTCACGGTAATATATGCACCCTTAGCACCATGCTTGATGCCTTCAACCAGTTCAAACTGAACATTGACAACAGGAAGATTGCGATACTCACCCGACTTGACGAGAACAGTAGTCATATATAGAGCCTTTCAACAGCGTTTCAACAATTACTGTTATATCAAATCGGGAGGGTAATGTCAACCAAAAAGATGCCTTTTACGAAAAATATTTTGTAAGTGCTTCTAGCTTATCTTCGTATTCTGCAATCTGTGCGAGTTCCAATTCAACTGCACCCATAAAGTCAGTATGGTCGTGAATAGCCATTGGGTTATTAAACATTATGGCAATGTTCATCTTATGCTTTTGAATGCCTGCTTCAAACTGAGCCGTTAAGGCTTGAACAATATCTTCTTTCATATTTAAATAAACCTAACAAGCGCACCGAGTGCGTAGATTCCGAGGAGACCTGCATTAACGGACATCAGAGCAGCATCCTTCATACGAATGCTAGCAAGAAGCCAAAATACAGCACCAATGTTAAATGCAACAATGTTAATTGGGTCAAACCCACCGGCAGTAGTAAGTGCGCCTACGATTGTAGCAGCAGTTCCAACCCACTTACATGCATTAAGATAATGTTTGGCAGCAAATGCACTAATGGTATCAATATAATTTGTGTTCGCAGTTTCTAAGTTCATCTTTAATCCTTAACTTTTCTTTCTTAAGACGATGAATTTCATCATCGGGGCCATGTGTATGAATTAGCTGATTAATTTCTTGCTGAATCCTATAATGCTTTGTCTTAAGCTGTTCAATATGATTCTTCAACTTTTCATCACTCATTAGTTATAACATCCTTTTATATGTTTGTCAACCGACAATTTTCCAGCCGGGTTTAACCTGATAGAAGTGCAGTGTATCATAGGCTCGTTCTATATAACTACCCTTAATAGTGACAGGCTTCTTGATAAAATGTTCCCAACTTGGGATAAGGCTATTCATTTTTTCAACACTGACACAAACCTTATTATCAAATTCATCGCTGAACCAATATTTGATGCTAGGATTGCGCTTTTGCCGTTCATCAAGAGAACGAATATATGTAAGCGTTATTTCATCCTTATTATGTCGCGGCTTTTTGATTTCCTGATATTCAGTTTCAAAGACTTCATTTACCAAAAGCAAATCATGCTCATAGAAATATGGAAGCTTATATAGCATACCGGCAAACTTGTCAGAAATCTTAACAGATTCATCCCACTTAATGTTAATGAATTCGGAAAGATCCTGTCTAAACTTGCTCATCTGACTCCCGCGCAACTTAGCGAAGGCTATCTTTCCCCAATAATACTTGCGAATTTTTTCAGCTAGATCATAATCTGCCTGAGTAACCTTAGTATATAGATAATCAGGGTTAGTATATATTGAAGTAGTAGCAGCAGTTGGATTGTAATCCTCTGTGTTAGGATCACTGTGTCTGAATTGACAACAACTCAATACCAATGGATCAATCTTAAGCTGAATGAGGTTTTCCGTTTCAGTAGCAAAAGGTTCAATATGATTGAAAGCGGTAGCAAGTGAAGTTAGTTTGTATGTCATAGTATCAACTTACATATTTATAGGTTAAAAATCAAGTATGTAGTTACCCGATTGAGATATCTTCCATGCCAGCAGTTCTTAGACGAACTACATGCCCTAGCATAAAGTTCTTTGATTCTAGTGCCTTGATAATACCTGTCCACTTGTTACGAAGCAAGGCTACTTCGTTAATCAATACTTCATAGTCAATAACCTCATCCTCGCCATCAACATACTTTTCAGCATCTCGGCTAGATAGGTTACGGTTATACTTTTCAAGATACTTTTGAAAATGCTTTCTGCGAATCTTACGCAATTGAATTTCTAGGTACCGTAATACCGCTTCAACCTCTTGTAATTGGTTGAAGCGGTATTCAGTAACGCCAGGTAGTGCAGCGATGTTCTTTTCAACATTGCCGTACACCTTCACATCACTCTTTGCCGAAATCAACTCACTCTCATAATGAGAAATGAAGTCCGGCAAATTGCTAAGGTCAGATGTTACTTTACTGTACCAAGTCATCAATAATAATCGTCGTGTTCGTCATCTTCATCAAGATCATATTCATCTAAGAATAGATCATCATCGGTTTCATGATATAAGCCGTCATCCGGAGTCTCCATAAAGAAATCTAATGCATCTTTAATGTCCTTATCACCACGAAAGGTCTGTTTAATCTCTGCGGGGGAATAATCTTCCTCAACAAGATAATTGACTAATGTTTCGGCGGCACCGTCAGTGTCACCAGCTTCAATACTGGTCTTTAAAAGTTTCCAGATTTCGTTGATAAGAGGGAGACTCATTCTGCCATTTCCTCTTCTACTTCTTCAACAACAAGAGCAGATGACTTTTGCTGTTTTCTTTCAAATTCATCCATGACAGCATCAAGACAACCATCGTCGTTTGCTTCCCAACCCTTACGAAACTTCTTGATGATAGTTCCGTCAAGCTTGGTATATACGAGTGAGTTACCTTCCTTGTTGAGCATCTTCAATGCTTCACACATGTCAGTAAGACCGGAGTACGGACTCATTCCTGTGTTGTAAGGAATCTTGACTTGAACAGATTCAAACGGCTTTGCGTAACGAGTCTTCATGACCTTACAAGCAGCACGAATACCGTTAACCTGACTGACCTTATTGCCGTCTTCGTCTTCCTTAAGCTTTAGCTTCTTCATTGCAACAACGATAGATGATGCATATATGAAGCCTTGACCACCTGAAATCTTATCATCAGGGTCAAACATATCCTGTGATGCATAAGTGTGATTAGTTGCAACAAGACCGACATTGTTTGAACCAAACATATTCACGCAATTGCGAACAAGTGAGGTCAATGCCTTAGGCTTACGACCCATGTCACCCTTCATATCGCCTGCTTCAAACTGATTAACATCAGTCGGAGTGAGCAACATACCGAGCGAATCAATGACGAACAGAACCTTGGGCTTGTCTTCTTCATTCATGGCTTTGTAGCCTTTCATGAATTCGCTGATGGTCTTAGCAACGTCATCAATCATTGCCATATTTAATTTGAGTAGCTTGTCATCGCTAGTATCAACGCTAAGAGCATGAAGCCATGCTTCGTCAAGTGCGTTTTCGCTGTCAATCAGAACAACAAAGATGCCCTGTTGCTGGGCGTGTCTTACAATATTTCCTGAACAGATGTAGGATTTACCTGCACCTGATTCGCCGGCAAATACTGTAACTTTGCCGAGCGGAATACCTTTGTTGAAATCACCACTAATGCGGTAATTTAATGCATAGTTGCCTGTGCTGATCCAATCAGTTGGATCATTGAATCCGATACTAAGACCGTCAATAGCCTTAGTAATATCTTTTCTAAATTTTGAAATGTCAAAAGGTTTTGCCAATTTTATATCCTATCTAATAATTTTTAAGAGCTTATCATTCTGCGAATTTTTTTCAAGTAATTCGGGACTATTTTCCGAGAGACGATCCAGATCATAGTCAGTTGGAAAATGTTTGAGGATTGATCGGGCACGGTCTCTGACCATGCTCGGGACTCGCGGAGTCTTGCCTGGATCGCAAAGCTCCTCTAACATCTTTCTACTTTGTTTGATAGCTCTATATCTATCTTCTGCTGTTGTCATGGGGAATCTCCGTGTCAATATGGGGGAGGTTTCCCTCCCCCGTGCCAAGATTTACTTAGCTTGACGAGCGCGGATCATTGCAAGAATATCCTGCGCCTTGTCGCTTGAAGTTGATTCCTGAGGAACAACTACTGGTTCTGCGGCTGCTGCTGGAGCATCCTTTTCCCAAGGAACATCATTAGATGTTGCTGGCGCAGCCTCAGGAGTAGATGTAGCCGGAGCCTTTTGTTCAGCCTGAGTAGCACCAGCTGGAGCTTCAAGACCATAAGGGCGATAGTATGCGCCCCAACGATCATTGTCATAAGGACGACCATCAACCGATGCTTCGAACATTTCCTTAATGATACGAAGTTCTGCTTCGCTTGGCTTCTTCGGCAAGAAGTCCTTAAGATTATAAAGACCATGTGCATCGATAGCAGCAAGTTCTGCTTCTGTCAATGAGCTTTCCTTACGGGCCCAGTTACTAGTTGAGTAATCAGCATACCCACCCTTACTAGTCTTCTTAATGTTAAAATCGAGACCGCTTACATAATCAGTTGGAATATTTTCCATTTCTGGATCAAGAAGCGAACTCTTGATGATAGTAAAGATTTGAGGGGAGATAATAAAACGTCGAATAGGATTCGCCGGAGTAACATCATCGCCAAGTGGGTTAGTGCGAACAAACCCTTGGAAGATGTACGAACGCTTCTTCCAATACTTATTAGCGAGGTCCTTAAGAGTGTCATCCTTGTACCAAGGACGAACTTCTGCGAGAACAGGACAATTCTCGCCGTACATTTCTACGCAAGGAACCTGAACTGTGATCTGCTTCACATTAGCGTCACCCTTGACCCCATTGAATGGAAGCTTGATGATTTGACGCTCTACCCAGAAACCCCATTCATTAGATTCATCTGCGTCGGGCAGCAAACGAATGGTTGCTGTTGAACCTTCTGAGATATTCCAGTGGGGATAGATTGCGTTATCAGACTGAGTGCGGGTTCCGCCACTCTGAGATTTATTTTCTTGGGCTGCCAAACGAGCCCGGATTTCTGCTAGACTTGCCATTTTGTTTTCTCCTTTTTAAATGTGCCTAAGTTGAGCTTTTATATGTGTTTTAATGTTTCGCTGTCGGAGACAACTACACATAAGTCTGTTATAACTCATGTGCAATGTATTTACAATAGAATTGGGCGTATAATATATTAATATATTACACTATGCGCCCAAAATGTTATTTTGATTTGATGCCGGCAATTTCCATGATACGAGCTAGTTCTGGATCAATTTCGGTTGATTCTGCTCCTACTAGTTTGCCGTTGAACGGGTGTTCTTTTTGCGGTTTGCCTAAGACTGGACTAATGTTCTTAGCCTTTTCAGTTGGACCTACTTGACCAGCTGCTTTTTGTTGCCTGTTAAGACCTTTATGTCCTGACGGGACAGGTGTTAATTCCTCATCAATATCATTTGCAGGGCCGCGTTTGCGATTACGGTTTTTTTCTTCCTGTTCAAAGTCATCTACTGAAGGAATCCAGCTATCATCGTCTTCATCATCGTGTTTCTTTTTGAATGGGACAACATCACCCTCAGCAACACCAAACACGCCGCCGAGTGCTTTTGCTAAACCAGCAGTTGAGTCTGGTCCGCCCGGCACGTTCCAGTTCTGTTGAACTGCTTGCTTTACACGTTGCCAAGTAGTAGTTGGTTCAGCTTGCTTTTCGGTATCATTCCCCGTTGCTTTTTGAGTTGCTTGTGTGTATGCAGCACCTGTATTATTTGGAGGAGGTGTATCAGTTGTACCAGTAGCTGCAGGAGCAACTTTTGGAGTGACACGAATACCAGCATCCGTAGCGAGTTTCCAATGTTTTTGTGCAGTATCTTTTGCTTGCCATTCATAATCAGCTAATACTGTTACCTTTTTTCCGTCTGCTGCGGTAACAACGTAAGCTTTTTTTCCTTTACCGATCGGTGGCTCTTCTTCGGTTTCTTCTGCTAACCCAAATGCTTTAAGATTTTTTTTTTCGGTAGATTGATTATGTGATAGTGTTTCTGCACCGGGAGCTTCATCAAGCATCTCATCAGCAGGAACTGCCATAGATTTTGTAGTAGAATCCATTTCTAGTTTTTCGTTGATAATATCATCTGCCCACTCAGCAAGATTATCCACTTCTTCCATTTCAGTGACAGGCTTCTTAAGTCTTGATAATATTGGCATAGCACTTTCAATGCGAGGATCAAGACTTTGTGACATAAACATTTCACTCAAGTCTTCTCCTTCACCTTCCATTAATGTAGGAGTCCAGCTTTCAAAGTAAGCGTGATAACCTCTATGTCCTGACATCTTCTTTAATGTTTCACGAAGGTTATTGTAGTGATTTACACCTTCATTTACAAGTTCTAGAGCCGATTCATTAAACTGACCGTTACGTGTAGCACGAACAAAGCCAGCCATCTTGTTGTAATCTTCTACAACTGTTTTAATGTGGTTCCAACGTTCATCATTAGGAACACCGCCCTCTGCGATATGACGAGCATATACACGAGCAATGCCCGGACGAGTTGTTGGAGCTAGGAATCTTTCGCCGTCAGCGTTTTCAAGGAAGATACGAGCTACATTACGATAACGCTGTTCGCCTTCTTCAAGTGCGCGGTTGTGTTGTAAGACTATCTTTACATTGGGAACAGCATCGTTGTAACTTGCTTTTTTACCCATTGGATGATAGCTTTCTCCTAGTTTTTCTTTCATCTTGTAGAAATCCCTCTGGCGCATATCATCGCCTAAACGATCTTTGTTCTTTAAATCAAAACTTAATTGTCTGCGCTGTGCCCAGCTCTTTAAATTCTTAAGTAATCCAGTCCAAGTATCATCATAATCTACACCCGGTGTTTTGGTGTCTGGACTATCTTGTTGTTCATTGTCAAAATAAACTTTTAGATTGTTAGCATCATCAACACTAATCCACGCTTTACCATAGTCTTCGCCGTCTTTTGTAAAGGTGAATTCAATAACATCTGCTTGTTGGCTTGCACCAACACGTTGATTTTGTGAGTTGAGTGGAACAGGTTTATAACCTCTTACTTTGAGAAGGTCATAAAGTTCGCTATTAAAGGTTTCAGTGTCTTGTGCCATATAGATATTTATGCCAAATTAGTTGAAGACGGCAAAGAATGGTAGTGGCATAATAATTTCGTCATGGTCACGCATTTGACTTTCTAGATCACCGTGATAGTCTGCTAACTGGGTCATCATTCTAACTGCTAATAGGGATGACATTACTAAGTCATCGGTGTCCCCTATCTTAGCTGCATAGCTTCCACCGGATGCAACGAATGCCTTTAACTCACTAATAAGAGAACGGCTATAGATAGTCATCTTCTTTGATTCTAGTAATGTTTTAAACTTAGCACATGCAG